AAACCCTACTGAAGTGTAAGTTGCTGAACCTTCTCTAATATCAATAGTTGGGAACATTGCACTCATGTATGCTCTATCTTCGATTTGCTTATCGTAAGAAACGATTAAGTTATTGTGAAGTGTGTTAGAGATTTTAGAGTTCAATTCCAATACCGCTGAACGAGTATTATCCATAATAATGTAACCACTATTTTGGAAACTCATTGCGTTGTATTGTGTAGTTCTATTACCTGCACCTGCTGATTGTGAATTTGAGATATTGATTTGAGCATCCGAATTGTGGTGAACATAACGAAGTGTTAATTTGTTTTTATCGTTGATGTTCCAGTCAGTTCTAATCAAAAACTTTTTAGAAGCGTTTGTATTAGAATAACCTTCCCACGGACCAGTTACATAATTAAACTTATCTTTCATAAAGTTTGAAAGAGTTTGCATATCAGAATACTTCACACGAGATACTTGTGTACCTGTAAGTGGAGAACCTTCTGAAATCCAAGTTGTACCAGGTTCAGTTCTTTCGATACTCTCGTAGTTACCAAAAATGAATAATTTGTTTTTGATAATTGGAGCACCTAAACGGAAACCTTGTACCTTCTCATCAAATTTAGATGCAGTTACTTTAACACCTCTGGCATTATCACCCACATAACGAGAACTATTATCTCTTTGTGTTTGATATACACTACCTTCAATTTCGTTAGAACCTGAACGAGTAACAGCATTGATACCTGCGCCAGTAAACCCACTCTGACGAATATCAAATGGTGCAACGTTCACCTGTAATTGTTCAATCGCATCCAATGAAATAGCACTTGCACCGGTTCTACCACCCGCTTGCGCCGATGAACCCAAACCGAAGTTGTTATTAAATTGAGAACCATCGATTGTAAAATTGTTCAAACGAGAATCTTGTGCTCCAAATGAGTTACCACTACCAAATGGATTATATTTAGTGATACCATCAATTGTTCTAGCACCTGTGATTGGAATAGTAGTTAATTCTCTTCTTCCAAATTGTTGTGCCGCACCTGTTTTCTCTTTTGAGAATAAGTTTGATTTGCTACCTGTCACAACCACTTCTTTTAATGCAGTTGCTTCATCAATTAAAACAAAATCAATGTTTGATGTAACACCTAACTGAGTGTTTACATCTTTTTCTTCACCTTTTCTAAATCCTACAAAAGATGTGTGGATTACATATGGACCACCAACTCTTACTGCTGGTAATACATAAACACCACTTTTGTTCGTTGTAGTTTTGTATTGGGTTCCCGTTGGGGTGTGGGTAGCGTGAATTGTTGCTCCCGCCAATACTTCTTTCTTTTCATTTTTTACAACACCAGAGATAGTTGAGGTTGTGATTTGTCCAAAACCTACCAATCCAAATGCTGCAAATACTAACGATAAAATCGCTTTTTTCATGTTTGTTTTTTTAAGTTAAAAAATAAAAAAAGGGTAGAGACTTTCTTTCCCTACCCCGTTGGGTTTAATTACTATTTTTCGTTTCTTCAACAGAGGCCTGGCGATAATCCGTTACCACCTTTTTAAGGTCTCCAATTAAAGTTCTTGCGTTCTTTTGTGATACTTTTGTTGTCTTGTTGTGTTCTTCTTCGAACTTATTCCACAATTCTTTCATTGTTTGGAATAACTCTTCTTTTTTACTAGCCATAATTGCTGTTTTTTTGTTTGTTAAGTAAATATAAGGAAAATATTTGATACTACCAAATTATCTTCCCCTTTTTCTTTTGAGTTCTAATTCTTTAAGGTAATGCGCTTTCCAATGATATTCAACCGAAACGGGCCCATTCGGGAATTTCTTCAAGTCATATTTCCAAATAGATTTTGACTCATCATCTTCAAATATGTATTCGAATTTTTGTGGTTTTTCCGTTTTACTAAGATTTTCTTTAGAAGTCTTTATACTCATAACCCAATTGTTAATAATTTATTAATATTAAAAAAGTTTGGATTCAACCAATTCACAGATAATATGACCCAATAAAATATGTGATTCTTGTATTCTTGGTGTATCTGATGATGGGACTTTTAAAATATAATCAGATATTTTATTTAATTTTCCACCATCCATTCCAGTTAGACTGATTGTTGTGATATTTTTTCCATTTGCAACCTCAAATGCTTTTACTATATTTGCGGAATTACCCGATGTAGATATTCCAATCAATACATCTCCGGCGTTCATCACACCACCAACCAATCGAGAATATACAGAATCGTAATCGTAATCATTTGCTACTGCTGTTAAATAAGATGTGTTGCAATGTAATGCTTCTGCTGGTAATGCTTTTCTATCTTTGTAAAATTTCCCAGATAATTCTGCTGCAAGGTGTTGTGCGTCTGCCGCACTTCCACCATTTCCACAAAACATAACTCGATTTCCTCTTTCGAATGTATTACAAATTACCTCAACTACCGATAAAATCGTTTCGTGAATTTCCGAATCTTTTAGTAATACTTCTTTAATTTCAATAGAATCTTTTATTATTTTTTCTATCATAATGCAAAACTTTCCCCACATCCACAGGTTCGGGATGCATTAGGATTTATAAACTGAAATCCTTTTCCATTTAATCCATCCGAAAATTCCAATTCGGTTCCAAATAGGTATAATAACGATTTATTATCTACTAATATTTTTACTCCCTTATCTTCTGCAAGAGTGTCGGTTGGTTGTTGTTCGGTATCAAATGAAAGGTCATAAGATAATCCACTACACCCACCACCTTTAACTGCTACTCTTACAAATGGGGTTGCAAAACCACTTTCTTCAATCAGTGAATTTAATTTTTTTGCTGCTGTTTCCGATACGGTTATCATTAGATATGGGTTTCTTCAAATACTAATTCTTCCAAACCTTGTTTTTTTCTATAATCGTTTATTGCCGATTTAATAGCATCTTCAGCCAATACTGAACAATGTATCTTTACAGGTGGTAAATTCAATTCCTCCACCAAATCCATATTATCAATTGTTACTGCTTCATCTAAACTCTTTCCTTTCAACCATTCGGTTGCCAAAGAACTAGCTGCGATTGCAGAACCACAACCAAATGTTTTGAACTTAGCATCGGTTATGATACCTTCATTTACTTCAATTTGTAATCTCATTACATCACCACACTCTGGAGCACCTACTAAACCTGTTCCTACATTGTTTTTAGATTTGTCCAAAGTTCCTACATTCTTAGGATTTGCGTAGTGGTCTAAAACTTTGTCACTATATGCCATAATTTATCTTATTTACTTTTATAAATATACGGAAAATTATCCAATTTGCCAAGTCCTGATACCTAATTTGTTCCAAGTAAATGGTTGATGATATCCCATTTTTAATTCATCCAATGCTTTAATCACATCATATTTTGTATTATTCGGACAGTAGAAAAACATAAATCCACCACCGCCGGCACCGCTTATTTTACCACCGGTTGCACCTGCTTTCATTGCAGTTTCGTATAATAATTCTATTTCAGGTGTGCTAATACCTTTTGCTAACATTTTCTTTTGCTGAAACCCATAATCCAATATCTCTCCTAAATCATCAATATTACCTTTAATTAGGCAATCCTTCATTAACTTTGCTTGTTCTACCAACGCGTGAAGTGATAATGTCGATGTTTTATTTTTATCTTTCATTTTTGTAACTTGTTCTTGCAATACATCGGAACTATTACGGGTGAAATTCGTAAAATAAAGAACTACATTATTTTCCAATTCATCTTGCACACTATCTTTGATACGAAGTGGATTTACTACCACATCATCACCTTTAAATTCCATATAATTCCATCCACCAAATGCTGCTGCGTATTGGTCTTGCTTACCACCATTTTCTCCTAACTCAATTCTTTCAATTTGAATTGCCATTTCTGCAATATCATATTCACCCAATGGTAAATTAAACAATTCCATATAAACTCCAATAAGAGAAACTATAAGTGTAGATGAAGTTCCTAATCCACTTCCGGTTGGAACATCTTGCCAAGTTACAATATCATAACCAAAAGGTTCTAACTTAAATCGTTTACAAATGTGATTGTGCGTTGCTTTAAAGAGCTTTAATCCATAAGAACAATCTAACTCACTACTGAAATCATGCTCCTCATATTCATCCTTATTTACCCATTTAAACGTAACTTTAGTATCATCTCTTAATTGTAAGGATGTGTGTGTAAATAAACGAATAGTAGTATTGATTACTGCCCCCGTATGATACTTACAATAATCAGGCATATCTGTTCCACCACCACCTAAACTAATTCTGAATGGAACTTTACTCCTGTAAATTCTTTTCTTCATCTTCGGTTATTTGTCCACCATTCTCTGCATACCAATTTTTAACATTTCTATCTCCTACTAAAAGAAAGAAACAATTGTAGCAAAGAGGACGGATATTATCTAATTTTCTATTATTCAAATTACCATCAAGGAAATCTATAAGTAGTGGCATTTTACCATCTGTGATTCTTGCTTCACTAAATCCACAACTACCACACACTTTTGGAACATACCCACTATCAAATAATTTATTTTTAAATTTATGAAGTGGATAGTGAAGATGTTTTCCATTGATTATATCTTCAATGTGATATTTTTTATTTTTAATACCCTTTGCTTTTTCAATACCAATACCATATGGGTTTTTCAAATCTTCAAAAATACCATATAGTTTTGCATATTTTTTGTAGGTGTTATACGATACACCTAACAAACGAGCTGCTTCAAAAGCCGATCGTGATTTTTCTTGTGCTGCTTTGATTTGTGATTCCATTAAAGGCCTAGCACCCAATCCTCTTTTTGTTGTTCTACTATTTTCTAAATTGGGGAAAAAACCTTCTACTTCTTGATTTTCATTTTCCATACTAATAACATTTAATTATACTAATAAGTATATCAAACTATTATTTTTATCAATTTGTGGAAAGTATTGTCTGGAGTATCTGATGTATCTAAATCTACAAAAAATTCGGTGGGTGGTTCATAATCTAATGCAAACTTATCTTCTCTACCTCTCATTTTTTTAGTATGACAATATATTTCAGTTACTTTGCATTCCGATTTAAGTTGCTCTCTTAATTCTTTATATGGAGATACTAAACTAATTACTACATCATTTCCACAGCTATCCAAATATTTTGCAATATCAAATGCTTTGTTGATGTTTTTGTATCTACCCTCTTTTGAATAATCTGTGTTTGGGAATAATTCTCTCAATTGGTCACCGTCTATATGAAATACGGATTTTCTCCAATTTTTCTTATCAGTTTGTAACCACATTTGTAACTTATTTGCCAAAGTAGTTTTACCACTTCCTGGCTGACCTGTAAATAGGTAAATCATAACTATTTCTTTTTTAATGCGAATTGTGCTGCTTTATATACTTTTGTATCTTTATCGTATCCTAATGCCGTTTTTATTTTAACCATATTTCCTGTTTCAGGATTTTTAACTTTTTTATCCAAATCTTTTGGTAATAATGATTTTAAACTCATTTGATTACCTTTTGGTTGTTCTTTTTTAGTTGGCATTTGTTTTTCTTTTTCAGAATGTTTAAATGTATTTTTTGGAAGTTTTGGAGTTTCATGCTTTACATGTTGAACTTTCATTTTAATGTTTGGATATTTTTCCTTTAATTTAGAAACCGCTGCAACATTTTTATGAGAATCATCTATAAAGAAAACATCATTATATCCTTTCTTAATCTTGTCCTCAATCCAATCTGCTTTCTTTTGTGGGTCAGAATCTCCCAATGCTACAACATATATACCTTCCAATCCAATATCTTTTAGGTAATTTTTAACTGGTTCATAAACACTTCTTGCAGTAAGGATTACAACTTTTCTTTCACCTTCTGCTCTTACTACCGTTTTAAGTAATCTGGTAACACCTTTAATTTCCTGTGGTTGATTTACTTTTTCAAAATCAGAAAAATCAAATTGGTCATCTGATTTTGGTTCGTATATTGCGTATTCTCCAGGAGTTAATTTTGATTCTTTACCATCACCATGTTTAACATAAATGTGTGATTTTGTTTTTACTAATGTATCATCAAAGTCAAATACTCTTAACTTTTTATTTTCATCGGCTTCATTTATTGATTTAAACGCACTTGCAAAGGGATTGGAATAAATTTTTCCAAATTCAACTTTCATTCCGTTCCACAAACCATTTATAAATGAATTCTTAACCATTTAATACTTGCTTTTTTGTTTTGGTTTTTTTAGCAAGTTCTTCATTTTCTTTGGTAAGATATTCAACTTTAACAGTCAAAGCTGCTACTTGCTTTGTTAAATCTAAAATCATATTTCTCATCTCATCCTTTTCTTTAGATGATTGAGCCAACAATGCTTCTAACTTTGCGATACGGTCTTTGCAATCGTGTCTAATAAATTCATCATCACGTTCTTTACGATTTGCTCTCTTTTCATAAAAACGAAATGCAGTTGTTCCACCTAATATTGTGATTGCCGTAATTAATACTGAATATATATTTTCCATTATTCTTCTCCCTTATCACCTAACTCATGATAGCCGGTGTTAGCTTGGTTAATAAATTGCATTGCCTGAGAAATGTGGTCTTGTATCCAACCTGGTAAATTCATTTCTTGCTCTCCAATTTTACCTTTAAGTTCGGTTGCGTTTCTAATAATATCATCCAATTGTCCACCCGCCATAGATACTTCGTGGTCATTGGTTTCAGGACCTTCATTTAATTTACTTTTAAGTAATTCTGTCATTTTATTGAAGACTTGTTCTCCACCATCTTCACCCAATCTATACGCACCACCCAATTTTTCATAAATTTGAATTTTATGTTTCATTGGTATAGTTTTTTCAGAAAGTTTATTCCAAATTTTCGGATGTGTTACTTGAAATTTCATATTTTTTATTTGTATATACGGATATAAATATAAAAAAATTATATTAAAGATTTTTACAAATCATCCGTTGAATGTATATCTTGCATTTCTATTGTTTTTATGAAACTTAAAAATGCATATCTACCTATTCCACCGGTTACCTTTGTAACCATATGTTTAATATCAAATGATTGTAAATCTATCATTGCAACTTTACCAAATGTAGGAATAACTTTTTCGGTGTTATTTAAAACCAAAATTCCACCATCATTCTCATCATATTCTTCGTTTAAATAAATTAATAATGCACATACTCTACCTGTACCTGTTCCGTCTGAGTGGTTTTTTAATTGACATCCCTTATCATAATATGTAAAGCATGGTGCAAAAAGACAAAATTTTTGAGTTTCTTCAAAATTGAAATAATATTTTATCAACTTATATATGTGTTTTTCAAATAAATTAATAGTAGTATCATCTTTTAATAGCTTTGCAGAATCAGCGTAATACCAAATTTGTGAACAAACTATATTTTTATTTTTTTCAATTAAATCAAACACTTCATTCTTTTTTTGAAATGCAATATCATATTCTCCAAAATCTTCATGAAAGTTTATATTTACCAATTCTTCACCTCTTAATTTTTTTTCATTAATTTCTAATTCATTTAAATTTTCCAATGCTGATACCCTAAGCTGCGTCATTTCATTTTTTAAATTGTTTATTTCATTACATTTAAAAGGTAATAAAAAGTTATAAAATTCAGAATCAAACTCGGATAATTCTAACCAAGTATATCCTTCTTTTTTAAGTTTTTCTTTTGATTGTTCTATTGTCATTTTATTTTATTTAATTCTTCTTGGAATACTGAATAGGATTGTTTTTTAAATTCTTCTTTTCTGTCAATTCTTTTTATAATAGAATCATAATGTTTTCTATTTCTATAAATATAATTTTCACAAACTATATAGTTTTTCAATTTAAATTGATAAATTAATTCTCCGTTTTGATTTAGTTTTTCAATTCCCCACATTAAAAATGTATCATCCGGTCCGTATGCTCCCATTGATTCGGGTAATGGTATTCTATCTAATAGGGGTTTTGATAAAAGTGTAAACCAACCGGCCCCAAATTTTGTTCTAGGTTGTCCTTCGACATTATTCATAACAGTCATCAATTCTACATCACCAACCTCTCCACTTTCTGCAAATGGGTTATTGGTTTTACAATAATCTAATGGTTTATTTAAATAATTTTCATTTACTAAACAATCCCAAGTAGTGTCCCAATATTTCACTATTTCAGGTGTGATAAAATATTTGTCAATATTATCAGTTTCTCTAACTCTATCTATACTTGCTTCCATATAATAAAGAATTTTATCATCAAAACAAATATCGGTATCTAACCAAATAAAATGAGTTGCATCAATACATTCTTTATGTGCATATCTTTTTGTTTGAAATGCTCCCATAATTTCATCTCTCATTTGGAATGTTGATTTAGCAGCCCAATTGGTTAATGGTTTTAATGAATTGAATCTATCAATAAAAAATTGTTTATCAACTTTTGAATTTTCCCAATCAAATAGGTAATCCGAAACTGAAAATGAAATGTAAAATTCATAATTATTTCCATCTACAAATTTAGATGCTTTATTTAAATCAACCAATACTCTTTCTAAATCATCCAACTCATGTGGCATTACGAAAGATGTTATAACTATTTTTTTCATTTGTATTTATTTTCTATTAAATTATTTAATTCTTCGTTTCTATCATATTGATGAACCAAAACATATGGAACATCACCATTCATAATAATATCGTTATTGATTATTATTTCTTTTTTGTCATTTCTTTTATCTTGCTTTAGGGTATCAACTTGTAATGCAAAATCAGAATTGACTTCAATCTTATCTTTTAATAAAGTATTATTAACAATTAAATTCAACGCACTTTGGTCAGTAAAATGTCTGGTATCCCCTGCCTGCGATACTAACCAATTCAACATCAATAAACCCTTTACTGATTGGTGTTTGCCGGCGATGACTCCAACATTTGCAATTGTATTTGATTTGATTGATTCCCAAAATATAGGGCCATATCCCTCATGTATATTTTTGTGAGCCCAAGGTTCATCTTCATTCTTAATACATTCCGATGCTACTATAATTTCCGTTTTAAGATTTTTATCTAACCAATCGGATGGGTTTGTTTGCCATACTATATCCCTAACATCCGTTGTGATTATATGATTCCATTTTCTTTCATCATTCTGTAAAAACCACCACATATCAATTAATCGTTTCATATGCGGATGCCCTTGCAACTCTGCACCATAACATTCCCAACCTTTTGATGAAAGATATTCAATAGTTTCATTTGGTAAATTATAACATATCATTATCTTATCACCACTAAATCCACTATTATTTAGGGATTCTACATATATTTTAATTTTTTCTGGCAAATAGTTTGCTATTGCCGATATAACCAAATCTTTCATATTAAGGAATTAATAGTATATCTCTACCACAATCGATAGAATTATAATCAAAAATATTTTCCATATCCTTTACTAATTGTTGTTCGGCTTGTTTATGCCAATTCGTTTCAAAAAGTATATATGGTTTTTGATTTGTTCTTTTCATCCATTCAAACATACCACGAATTACATTGACATCATGCCCCTCCGCATCTACTTTTATAAAATTAACTTTTTCAATTTTATTATCAAATGCCCAATCAGAAAATGTTACACACTTTATAGTATATTTTTCATGTGAGTGTATTTCCATACCCTCTTTGTAAATTTTATTATAACCTAAATTTTCATTGGATGCTAATAGTGTAACTTCGGAAGTTTCATTACCCAATGCTTTATCAACTACTTTTATATTTGGGTATTTTTGGAATTTATTATTACATTCACTTACCAAATATGGTACGGGTTCAAATAATATTACATTTTCTAAAAAATCATACCCCAATCCATCCAATATCATTTTACTAAATAATCCTGTATTTGCACCAACATCCACAAATGTATCACCTTTTTTTATATATGATTTTACTAAATCGACATTAGTTTGTATTTCAGGTCTTAACCAATTTTCCCACTCATTTAAATTCATATTATTATAATTTATTTTCCGTATTTTTGCCAATCGTTATGCATGAATAATCCTTCGTTGTGTCCTACCTTATATTCTTGTTTGACCCACCACTTACCAATATTTCCTTCTAAAGCAATACCCTCTCCTGCAAATGGTTTAACCGTATCTAAATAAAATTGTTTTTTATATAAACAAGGGTTGTTTGTCCAATTACCATAGCGAGATGTAGTCCAAAACATATCTTCCGATTTCTTTATTAAATCAGGAAACTCAACCGATGGGTCTAACCAATGTATTGAATCTAATAGATGTGGTGATTGTGCACCGATTTCATCATCATAATAAGTTAATTCTTTACCTCTATGTCTAAATGAGAAATGTGGGTTACCTGGATTTGCTCTGTGTCTTAAACGAACTACATCCAATCCCATTTCTATTGCTTGATAGCTTTTCTTTAATGTATTATAAGTTACGTCTTTATCTTCAATCAAATTCCAATCATGTTCTAATACTAAAACATAATCACTTTGTGCATTTTCAGTTAATTTAATAAATGCTTTTCCGATTCCGATATTCTTTTGTAAACCTATGAAATCCAATCCAAAATGCGTTGCAATTTGAATATCTTGTTGGGTAACTTCCTGAAATAAAATAGTTACATCGTTTACCATATCAAATAAACCATTGTTATGATATGTTGTTAGTGTATCTACTAAAACTTGGCCACTATGCCAACTCAATATCCCTATACTAATTGGTAGTTTTTCCATAATTTATTTTTTTATATATGCTGTCCAAAGATAAAAATTGAATTGTTCATTTTTATATGGCTTTAAATCATTTTCTTCTACACCTTCTTTAATCATATCGTAAGTTGTATCAAATTCATATGGCCATTGCCAATAATCGGTTGCTTCCCTCCAATGTGCATCATCTACTTTATAATCATGTGCCATTATAATATCATCCGATTTAAGGAATTTTGAAAACGTATTAAATTCTTTTGGTTTATCTCCACCATCACATATTAATAAAACCCTTCCAGGCGATGCAATCATTTCAACTATATCATTAAATGCTTTTTCTTCAAAACAATCTTCTACTCTAAAATCAATATCAGTTCGTTTTGTGTGGTTGATTTTACCATCTATATCATAAGATACTAATTTAGCATTTTCTTTTTTCATATCATATAGATAGGATGTCAATCCACCATTATAAGTTCCTATTTCAACAATAGTATCAAATTGTTGGATAAAATCAGGAGATAACACCAAATATACTCCCAATACTTGCGACATTTGTATACCATTATAGTAATTTAAACGAAGATATGGATGTGATTGATGCCATGTCATTATATTTGAAAAATTTATTTTATCACTAATTGTTTTTTGTAATAAAATATTTAACATTATTGCGTTAAAATCAAATTCTTTTTGCATTTTGTACATAACTTATAAAATATTCGTAATCTTTTTTCTTAATTTCATCCCATTCTTTTTCATCCGATGTTGTTGACATTTCTGTTTGTATATTAAAATTTTTAAGTATAGATTTTGTAGCTGGATTACATTTGAATATATAATCATCCCCATACCATATTTTAATATCATTTGGAATATTAATCCAATCTTTTTTATCAAATATTATTAAACAACCCCAACCCCAATCTCTAACTTTTCCCAACCATTTTTCTATAATTGGTTCATCCGTATTATTTCCTTTATAATTAAATTCCGATTGTCCAATGATACCATATTCCATTAATATATCTTTTGTAATTAAACCAAATATATTTGGGTCAAAGTTTATATCATCATTACACAATGCAATACATTCATTCTTTGCTAATTCAATTCCTTTATTCCAAGCTGGATTTACATATATGTTTCCTCCAAATGAAACATGTCTAACTTTTTCTACTTTTCCATCCAATACATCTGTCAATTGATTATTTATTACAATAATCTCATCTACATATTCACACTCATTTAAATCTGAAAGTAGTTTTTTTGTTCTGTTTGATTTCCAAAGTGTTGGAATTATGACTGTATATTTATCCATTTTTTTTAAATATTAAAAGAACATCATCATATCTGTTTTTGTTATCTCTCAAATCTATTGTTTCATAATGCAGTTCCAATTTATAACATAATTCATCTATTTTTTCCTTATCTCTATCAAGCTTTTGTATATCTTCTATAATCATTATTCCGCCTGGTTTTACTTTTTTAAACCAATATTCTATTGCAAATAATTGAGAATCTAATGTGTGTGGACCATCATCTATTAAATAATCAATTGAATTATCTTCAAACATATCTAATACATTTTCAGTATATGCATCATTTTGAATAATATTGATATCTCCCATTTTTCTAATTTCATCTGCTATATTGTCTACTAAACCATTTCCAAATGGGTCTATTCCGGTTATTTCAGAATTTACAAACCATTCTCTTAACAATTTTACGGAACGACCTTCATGTACTCCTATTTCTAATATTTTTAATTTATCATTCCTTTTTGATGTAAACTCATTAGAATAATATCCGTTTATATAATCATGCGTAGTTCCTTTATCACTTTTAAAATCAGATGCTTCATAAAATTCTGAAAATGTCATATTATTTGTTTTTAAATTTTTCTATTAATTTATCTACTACCTGTATCTGTGTATAGTTGTGTAATACTTTCATCATTCCATTGTGTGCAATTCTTTCTCTTTCCTCTTCGTTTTCTGTATAATAGTTTATCTTTTCAATACAATCAAACATATCGTTATATAAAACTATTTCTTCTCCATCTACAAACACTTCATCCAATCCTCTAATCACATCCAATTTATCCGTTATAACTAATTTACCACAAGCCATTCCTTCAAAAATTCTACGAGTAATTTCTCCCCATCTACTATTTTGAATAACCATTAAACCTTTATTCAAAAATTCAGTATGCTCTTTTGGCCCTAACCCATTTTTATTACCAATTGCTCCTTCTCCCCATCTAGTAAGATAATCTAAAAATTCCGAATTACCAAATCCTCTTGTTGTAACTGCGGTATATTCTGGTTCTAAATTCATTGGGAACTGAACTTTGGTATCTGCGAAATGGTTTATCCATTCTGCGTTTATACCCCTTTCTCTATATTGAGCTGCTGATACTTTATCCGGTGTAATTGTATAATGGAAACGATTTGCTTTAGGATAATTTCTTTCAAAATTTTGTGGGTCATCTCCACTTTCTTGTATCCAACAGGCAGATGGTTTCAAATCTTTATCCAAATATGGTGAGTCAATTCTACCCCAATCCATAAACAACACAATATCTGTTGGAATATCTTGTTGAATCCATAGTTGTAATGCCGAATCATCATTTGCAGTAATCGGTATAATTTCCGTTTCCCAACCTCTTTCTTTAAATTCATTTACCAATGCCATTGGAGTTGACCAAACTTCTCCTTCTTTATAATCGTATATGAATGTTATTTTCATAAAGTATCGTAATAATTGTTTTGTCTTTCTTGTCTTTCAATATTTTTAGGATGTTTGATACAATATATTTCTTCAAATGGAAAATTTGTATAATTCTCAAAACCACCAATTCTTTCATGTACTTTACCACTCCATCCAATTTGCTCTGATTTATTTTTGTAAATACGAGTTTGAACATCAGGAAAATTTATCCAACCTTTTTCATTCACATTCCATCTCCATTTATCGATATGAGATTGTGTAAGTCCTTCGACTGTATTAATACGAGGAACTAAAATAAGGTCTTTATCGGTATTTGCTTCCAATAATGCTTCCATATTTACAATCAAATCAGGTTCTAAAAATTCATCTGCATCTAATTGAAAAATCCATTCACCTTTACAATGTGAATTTAAAAAGTTTTTCCATTGTGCAAAATCATTATTAAATTCCGATTCTATTAAAGTGATGTAATCCGAATTGGCTTGTAATTCCAAATATTCTACTAATTCAATAGGTGCTTTTGGAGTATCCAATAAAACTACTATTTCGGAATTTTCTTCTTTGTAGTTTAATAACTGATTAACCAAACGAATGGTTTCTTCGACTTCATTACAAGCCGTTATTGCGTAACTTAATTTCATTTATATAACTTTTTAATTTATCAGTTGGTTGCCATCCTAATCTTTCTATGGCATCATTATTAATTCTTAGGGTTTCTCTGTAATTTCCTTTTACATCATCAACGTATTCTTTTTTAATATCACCAAACATATCCGCAACCTCGTTTAAAGAATAGTTTTTTCCAGTTCCCAATTCCCAAGCATCTTCATGCTTTTCATCACTAAACGCAATCTTAATCAAACCATCTACAATATCATCAATGTGAGTAAAATCTCTTCTTTGTTCACCATCACCATGTATTTTGATTGGTTCACCTTTTTTAATTGCAGCTCTCCATAATCCAATGACAGCTGCCATATGAGAATCTACCAATTCACCAGGTCCATATACATTATAAAACCTAACTATTTCCGCATTTAAATTATAAACTTTTTTATACATTTTAATCCATTCTTCTCCCATATGTTTACTCATTGCGTATGGTGATAGTAGTGGATTGTGATGTCGAGATGATGAACCCGAATATATTAGTTTGGATTTATTTTGAAAAGCATATTCTATAATTTGCTTTGTTCCATCTACATTACAACTAAAAGTTAGTGTTGGGTTTTTAAATGATGGTTGAATTCTACTCAATGCCGCTAAATGAAATATGTAAGTATATGGTTTATCTTCAATGTTTTCCATTGCTCTAATATCTCCACCTAAAAAATTACATCCTTCAGGTATTTTTGCTTCCCCACCTATATAAAGATTATCTATAACATCAACCTCATATCCTCTTTTAATCAATTCTTTTGTAAGAGCATGTCCTACAAATCCACATCCACCTGTAACTAATACTTTTTTCATTAAAATACTTTTTCGTTTGAATTTGTATAATGCCATGCCGAACCACTTGGGTATCCATATGTAGTAGATGTTGAAAGTGAACCACTACCCCATGATACTAAATTAGGATTTGCTATTGTAATAGTCCCACTAACTCCAGGCGTTGTTGTAAGTATCGTTCCATTTGTATCAGGTTGCTGACAAGTTACTTTGTATGGATTATATGGGTCGTATAGTGGGTATGTATTCGGCGTTCCAAACGGAAACTTTGGTGTTTCAAGAACTAATGTTTTATCCTCTACTTTTTCTAATTCTTCTTTGATTATATCCCATTGTTTTGGTGTAGGTGCATAATCATTACATGCTGTAATAAACCCTTTTAACCAAATTGTAAACTCTTTTGATGTCATAACTATTTATTTTGTTTTTGTGATTTACTACTTATACCCTCTACATTTAATCTTTTTGGTGTTAATTCATTTACATCCATATTCAATTCTAAGACTCTACCAAATCCACTAAGTTTATAAGTTCTATATGCATTTTTATTTATTATTGGAACTTTTTTAACAATTGATTCATATAATTTTCTGGAAGAACCCTCAAACTCAATTTCTTCATTTTCTTCGTTTACAAATTTTCCTAAAAATCTTCTTATCAAATCCGGTCTTATATCCGATACCTTTACCGCATGCACTATATCTTTTGCTCTAGAAACAAATAAAGTAAATATGATTGGTGCATTTGCATCCGAATATCTTCCTTTAGTTCCATCAACATATTCATATTCTTTAATAAGATAAAAATTTGCTCTGGTCATTTTATTTGCCATTACAATATTTTTATCATTTATATATCTACGATATATTGGGTTATATGCTGGCATTATTTTTTATTTAACATTTTCAATTTAGGTAACTGAATTTGCTGAAACTTTGGTTGTATCTTATTATAAATACCATATTGATTCAAAATACCATCAAACAATTTAGTCATTTTTTCTAAGCTAAAATTTTGTTTGTTTTGTTTACCCAATTGGAAAGATGCTACTTTATATTTATCATAATTTTTGTAAACATCTTTAATACTTTGTAACGCCTTTGAAATGTTTACATTAAACCATTGTGCTTCTTTTAATAAGAATTGATTTGCTGCAGATTCATGTACTGGCTTTAATTCACCTTCTAATAAAACTGCACCTTCTTTTAAGAAATCTAAATGTCCAGACCAATTTGAAACAATCACAGGTTTTCCTGTCAAACTGAATTCTAACAATGGTCTACCAAATCCTTCACCTTTTGTAAAATTTAACATTGCCTTTACCTTTGGGTGTTCATACAATCCGTTCATTTCCGATGGAGTTAAATCCCCATGCAAAAGATAAACAGGAACTTTTTTATAATCCTTTCCCAATGCTTCTCTTATTTTTTTAACCATACTTTCTCTATCCAAAACACTAAATCCTGCGGATGATGTTTTTAGAACTAATGCTGGCTTTTTCTTTTCATCTTTAAACGCCATAGCAAATGTTTTAATCATCATTCCTACATTCTTTCTATCTTCACCCAAATCACCTTGCAACCAATGTCCTACAAATAAAAATGCAAAATCTTCTTTAACATTATCTAATTCGGTAATATGTGCTACGTGCTCAGTTCCAAAATCCATTTCATCAAACCCTTCAAATAAAATCTCAACTGGCTTTTCAATTTTATGCTGACGTATTAATTGGTTTGTTTGCTTATCAGCCTCATTGTAAATAGTTTTCACTAAACTATCTTTTGAATGTTGTGATGGTGCAATAATCAAATCCATTCTATTACAACCATGAATCCAATCCAAAGGACAATGTGTTGTTTCAATTGCTGCGGTAATTCCAATATTATAAAATCCTAATGGTTGAAATTCGTTTGGAACTGTCACCTGAATGTAAATATCTGGCTTCTCTTGAATATTTGGAACAATACTATTAACTATCCATTTATGAAATTCGTTATCATAATTAAGTGCATCCATTGGAGTTGCTCCCCAACGAGTACTAATTACTTTGATTTCAAATTTATCTAATTTATAAAGAGAATGTAATAAATCTCTCGCGTGGTCACCATATCCACTTCTTGTTGCTACTGGTGCCTGAAATACTAATGTTGGTTTCATACTATAACTCTATTAATGTATATTTTTTACGTGGTTTCCAATTTGCGAATGCACCTTCCATTCCATCTACTAATGCCTGACACATTGCTTCTCTATTTAATTTACCTTCTCCCATAAAGTATTTTCTACCTTTAAGTCCGGCCGCTTTTCTTGCTTCCCTACCCATATCATACCAATCTCTAATTAATGGTGCCACATCTATAAAATCAACTCTATCATCAAAGATATATGGAGTAGGAACTGAACCTGTTGTTGAACGAACTGGCCAAATTGGTTTAACCCAATCTCCCCAAACGTGTGTATTCTTTTTGTATCTGTCGTGTAAAGAACCAATCTCTACATAATCTTCTTCCATCAATAATTTACCACTTCCTTTTTCTCTAAATCCACATTGGTCTTGCATACCACCGGTCACATTTACAATGATTGGTGTTCCTGCCATTACCGATTCTGCCGTTGCTAATCCAAATCCCTCATTAGATGCTAAATTGATTGTTACATCTGCCAAATTGTAAAGATAATTTAATTCTTGTTCACTAAATTTATCAGGTAAAAATATTACTTCGGAATCCGGCATACAATGTTCAACAAATCTAGGTAAATCCGTTCCATGTTCTTGCACAGGTTCTGTATGCATTACCATGCAAACCTTATCCTGTTGTTCTGGTCTTAGTGTTTGTCTAAATTCATCAAATGCTAACATTGCATCCATAGGTTGTTTTCTACGAATATTTCTATTATTCCAATATAAAATAAATTCATAGTCTTTATCTCCTAATACTCTTTTCTTAAAATCTTCTGGAACATCTACTGGTTTGTATAATTCCGAATTGATACCATGTGGAACATAACTTACTTGCCAATCTTCTAATTTATTCCAATATGTTTCTTTATCCCAATTTCCAACTCTCTTTACAATACCATATGTTTGTTTAGAAATACATCCCAACCAATCACAACTTTCGTAGTAATCTCTATTGTATTTTGGGTCTGGCAAATCATCCCAAATATGATAAAAGAATAAAGGACAAGTTTGTCTAATTTCATGCTCAATCTCATATAACCAAATCCAATATCTTGGGTCGGTAAAGTGTAAGATAGCATCGGGTTTTTCAACCATTAATAATTGTCTAATTATATCAGCGTTGCCATATCCATCCGAAGGATATAATTTTACATATGCATCTTTTATACCGGTTTCATTTTGAACACTTTCACTAAGGTCAAATACTTTACCTTGGTCTGGATGTTTAATTGCTGCTCCTAATTGAACCCAATCGTATTTATCGACCGTTCCTAATACTAATTGTTTTGAAACATTTGCGATACCACTCGTCATACGAAGGTCATCGGAAAGTAACAGAATTTTCTTTTTAGCCATAACTTTGTTTAAAATATATATTTTTATTTTTATTTTTTACCGTCACAATGTTTACCTAAAAATTCACACCAATCACATAGTTTAGATGGTTTTTTAGGATATTCCACATCTTTGTAATTTCCAGCTGCATCAAATACCGAATCAACAAATTCTTTGAATCCTTTCCATGCTTTATTGATTGATGGTTTTCCATTTGCCGGTATATGTTTACTCATTCTATATGTTGGAATATCTTCAACTACTTCTACTTTTCGTTTTAGTATGATAAATTCAACATCAATCATATCTTCAGAAATTTTAAGTAATTCAGCATAGAATTTTTTGTATAATAAGATTTGTGCGTTCTTTATAGGGTCTGATTTTTGATATTTAGACCATCCTCGTGTTGATGTTTTAAAGTCGATTATACGATACCTACCATTAAATGTATCTCTTATAACCAAATCAATAAATCCCATAAAATTTACGTTCTCTGCTATCTTAGTATTGATTGGTTGTTCAATGGCTACCAATTCATCATGTTTTAATGAAAAGAATCGATTAAAATTTTTTGATTTCTGAAACCAATCTAATAAGATATTTCCATCTTCTAAAAACTCTACCATTTCTTCTTTCGAACATATAGAAATCTGTCCACCATTTGATTCTTTGATATAAGTTTCTCTCATTCTTTCTTTAAGAAACTCTTTCAAATTAATCATTTTATCTGCCTGTGTTTTTGATATTTTTAAAACCTTATCTAAATAATGTTGTAAGGTTTCGTGCATAGCTGTTCCAAAAACGGAATGTATATTAGAAGTGGATTCTGATAATCCATCTATGTATGCTAATTTGTATTGTTGTGGACATGAACTCCACATACTATATTGTGAAAATGATACTCTTGCCATAAATCTAATATAACCAATTTATTTGGATTCACCAAATTATATTATACTTTTTAACTTGGGAAAGTTAAAAATTGCGTATCTGCCAGGACCCGATACCACTTTTGTAACACCGTGGTTTACATCATGTTTTGATAAATCCATAAGTGCAACCATTCCTAATTCAGGAATAACTCTTTCACCATTCAATAAAAGAATCCCACCGTTTTCTTCTTTGTAATCTTTATTTAAGTAAATTAAAATTGAACATAAATTCACATTCATACCATCTGAATGTGGTCTAAATCTATTATTAATATCATAATAACTAAATTGCAATTCATCATGTATTAATTCATTTTTATCGATATTATCGTAAAAATATTTTAATATATTGTTTGTGGTTTTTACAATGATTTTTTCTAAATTAATATTATCACCTAACAAAGTTATATTATTTGTTTTATAATTTGAATTTGTTTTTTTTAAAAAAGAATCAACATATTGTAAATTATTTTCTAAATACCATACTTGCGAAATTTCATCATCGTTTTTACAATTATTAATTAATTCTAATTGTTTTTCTTTTGCATCATAAAAAGAACGAATTGGACTCGTATATCTTATACTTGTATTTATATCATCATATCTAAAAGAATGAAAAAGTTCTCTTAAATTTTTTTTATCATCACATATCAAAAATTTTTCAATAAAATTATAAAATTCTAAATCAAAATCTTTAATATTAAAAGAACAATATCCTTTTTCTATAAAATGTTTTTTTGCATCATTAAAGTCAATATTCATATTATTTTTTTATATAAATATTATATTTTAAGTTTCAATTTTGTTATTTGTTTTTTATCAGTTCCGTATTTTTCACAAATATATTTGATATTTTCTCTACCTTCTCTTGTTGAATAAAGAACTTCAATATATTCCAATGCCTCTTTTTCTGAACATTGAAATTCTTTTTTAATTAAATCTATTAAAAATTCTTCGTATTTATCTTCTGATTTACCTTTTGTATATTTTAAAAATTGTTTACCCTTTGGAATAATACTAATATATAATTTATACATTTCTTTTGGTTGAAGTGTTTGGGTTAACGGAAGTAAAGTTGCAATCAATTCTACCCATTCCGGTTTCATAGAAAGAAAACGATTAATCATAAAATTACTCCATGATTTCAAATCTTCTTCTGAAAGTTTGTCGAAATACTTTGGGTCTTGTTCTGCGGTTATTGCATTAAGATGGTCGAATAACTTTTTAACTGCCATTATTCTACAATTTTTTTATCTTGTAATTCCTGTGGTAATAACTCTTGTAAAGGTTTTCCACAACTTGCACATACATATAATTCAATCGGCATAACTGAATCTTTTGGTGCACCTGTTAATAATCTACTAATTTTTTTGAATCTATAACCTGGTAAAAAAATCTTTCCACCACATTCGCAATCCATATCTCTCGCATCATTTAAATTAAAATTCGGCGGTAATTGGTTCATTTGTTCCATTATTTTATAATATTTAAAATTTGTATAATTGTGCTCATAAACACTATTTCTTTATCAACCACTAATGCATCTTTGGATAATCCTTCTGCAATAGTAAGTATAACGTTTGCTGTATTTCCACTTGCATACTCATCAACTTTATCGTATAACATTGTATACATTTCGGAATAGTCATTTAGTTTATTATCAGCTACTGCCTGTCTAATTTTCATAAACATATTTCTCTTATCATCATCCGATTTTAAAAGGTCAATAAGTTTAGTTGCAAAATTTGCTTCAACCATTACCTTGTGGTCTACTTTCAATTCACCTTTTGCAGATTGTAATTGACAAGTATTAAGTATTCTTCTAATATCTGGATAATATGAATTAATCACATCAGCCATATTCTTTGGTTCATACTTAATCTTTTCAGCATCTAATATCTTTGCTACCTGAACTGCAACATCCTTTTTAGTTGGAGGAGTAATTGCGAAAGATTGACATCTACTTTGGATAGGGTCAATGATTTTCTCAATGTAGTTACAAGTTAGGATGAAACGACAATGCTTGCTGAATGTTTCCATTAAGTTTCTCAAAATCGCTTGTGCTCCCGGTGTCATATAATCAAACTCATCTAAGATGATTACTTTGAAACCTGCAAATCCAACCGATGATGCAAAGTTCTTAACTTTTGTTCTTACGGTATCCACATTGTTTTCATCCGATGCGTTGATAATCATAAAGTCACATTTGATTGTGTTTACGATTAGTTTAGCAAGTGTGGTTTTACCCGTGCCCGCTTTTCCATACAACAATAAATGTGGTATGTCGTTTGCATCTAAATATTGCTGAATTGTTTCTTTGATGGTTTCATTACCAACATAGTCAGCAAGAGTTTGTGGACGGTATTTCTCCACCCACAAACTATGTTCTCTTTTGTTTATATCGTTTGCGAAAAAACTCATATTATTTTCCAGTTGAACCGAATCCGCCTTCGCCTCTTTCGGTGTTTGTTAATTC